GCCACTTTATTACATCTCCCTGACACGGGATCAGTAACATTTTATATGTTGTTGGTTTCGAGTACGTCTTTGACGGAAGAGTCATAGTTGTCTTCGGTGAGTAAGCTCCCGTTGTGCGGCCCCCAGGCCCGGCCAGGTAGTCATTCAGACTTAATCATTTCGGGTTAGGGCTGCTCTTTGATGAAGGTCGAGTCTGACCGTGATCAGCATAACAAATTTCTGCACATTTCTTGTATCGTTATTTATTTATGCGTTCATGTTCTGTCTTGTTCCTGTAAATCAGAAAATCTACAAAACAATACAAAACAACAAAATACAAAAAGATCGAATTTATTTCGACAACGGTCCCCCGTGACCGTAGCCTAGGCTCTTGCTAAATCTCTTTTGCGTATTGACTTTGGGTAGGCGATTTCGTTCAATCCGAAGAGGACAAACTGTGGTGATCAGGTACTTCACTCCCACCTCGAAGTGGGCAATTCTGTCCTCTGCATCGTAATCCTTGGTCTAACTCTTTTGAGAGAGTAACATTAGCCGAAGCGTCGGGGAAGTTTTCAAACGGTAATGAAGTAAATCCGTGAGTTTTCACAAAACTGGGCGCTCCCCTACTCATCAATGACATACTGAATACGAACACACACACACACACAGCATCATCATGCGCACGTTCGTCCCTCAGCCTGTCATGACCAAGTACCAGATTACTGGAGCCGATGTCCGTCCCGGCACAGTCTTCTACACTTTCCTCTCTCTTCGTGGACTTATCCGTCTCGCGTTTTGCGCCAAGCGACGTTATCAAGGCGCTAGTGCACGAGTCACCCCCCAAGCGGGGTTGGCTCCCAGCACTAAACGCGTGCGGGTTCCTGCAGACTTTTGTTTTGAGCGAATTCGCTGGCTTCACACCCTGGAGGGTCTTCTGGCCCCCTTGGGTATGACGCAGTGTCAAGCTCGTTTTACGGCAATTGCGTGGATTCGCCACGCGGGCCGTGGTCCTGCAGCCGATCGAGAGTTGGAGAGGGTGCGTGACAACTTGCTCAATCTTCGTGAGCTTGTTGTCGCTAACTCCACGATCACGCCTCAATCGGGTCGGCATGTGCCGACCCCCAAGCGTGTTCGTGTTCCCTCGGATTTTGACTCCGAGCGTCAAGTCTGGCTCATGTCTCTTGAGAACGCTTTCGCATTCCTTGACATGGGCGAGATGGCTACACGCCTCACGAGCATTGCGATCATTCGTTCTGTCTCGTGGGACGCTATCGGCGCTGCGGAGGTCAACCGAGTGGTCGGCAACCTCATTCGCACCCGTGACTTTGTCTCGAATTTCGAGACTCCGAAGGAAGGTGACCCAATTGTCATCGAACCCCAGGGTGGCCTGCTCTCCATTCCTGTCATGCACTCGCTTGACATGGACCAAGTTAAGAGCCTCCCCGAGACCCTTATTAAGGGTGCTTGGGATTCGGTCACAAAGGTCGCGAAGGATATGTATGACGATTTCGGGAATAACAAGAATGTTGTGCTCAACCTCGGTTCCGTTTGCCTTTTGGCCTATGGCGAGTTGACCGGCAAGATTCCCGGACCAGTATGCATCATGCTTGCGCTTATGGCTTACGCCACGCGCTTGCCCCAGGTGCCCGCGCATCTTTATGACGCGCTTCTCTCCATCTTTTGGGCCCATTCACGGGTTACCAAGCAAGATGGCGTCGCAGCTCCTGTTGCGATGGTCGCCCTCATGGCTTCCCTCTTTCCGGGTTGTCAGCGAGGGTCGGCGGAGACTCTTGCCCAGATGTTCAAAGAGAACCTCTCCAAGCTGAAGGGCGCGAAACGTTTCGCCGAAGACCTTGAGTTTTCGTTCGATTCTTTCCTCACGGTTCTTCAAGAGCTCGTCAACTTTTGCCATGAAACTATTGGTACGCCCGCGTTGCAATTCAAGGGCGACCCGTACTGGATGGTGACCGAGTTCGAGAAGGACGTATCCAAGGCCATCGCTGATGCTATGGCAGATCCTTGTCCAGAGATGTCAGGTTTACTTGGCACTCTCGAGGGTCGCGGCATGAGCCTCAAGAACGAGTTCTTACGCTTGTCCACCTCTCGCGCCCAAGCCGAAAAAGTAAATGTGATTCTTCATGAACTCCATCTTGCCAAGGCTAAGCTCAAGCGCCTCAATTCAGGCATTACGGACATTCGACCCGAGCCTGTGGTCGCCATTTTCACTGGCGCCCCAGGCATCGGCAAGTCCATTGCTACCCAAGTGCTCACTCAGGAGCTACTTGCGGCCACTCTGCCGCTCAATCGTCTTGACGCGCTTCTCAAGAACCCGTCATCTTTTATCTATTCGCGTGACCAAGCCGAGAACTATTGGTCCGGCTACGCGAATCAAGAAGTTTGTTATGTTGACGAATTCGGTGCGATCAAGGATGTCCCTGGCGGCGGTCCGACCATTTGGTCAGACTTCATTCGTATCGTGAACACAGTTCCGATGCCACTCAATCAAGCCGCAATTGAGGGCAAGGGTGTCAGCTACTTCACGTCCAAGTACGTGATTGGCACAACGAACCGCATGCACTTCGACGACATTTATTCAATCGTCGAGAAGAAGGCGGTCCATCGCCGTCTGCGCGTCTATGTTGCGTATGTCAAGAAAGAGTACGCGACGGATGAGACTGTACACGGCCGTATCGAACACCGCAAGCCAGATTGGTCTCGTTTGAGATCCAAGATCGGCGGGAAAGTCAGTTTCGATCACCTTGAGTTCTTCCTGATGGAAGATTGCGCGACGGGTGTGCATTCAACAACCCCCTTGTCGTACGAGCAAGTTCGCGACGAGCTCATTTCGATGCGTCATCAGCGTGAAAACGAGTTCATCGGTCTTCGTGCGTCAGGTGAGGAGCGCGTCCGGAGTATCGTCACGGAGCGCTTACGGCAATATCGTCAAGAGACTGTTGAAGCCCCCCCCGCCCCTCCCCAGACCTACCCGGCTCTGGCTGATGTCGCTGCTTCGCAAATTGGTAAGCTGCGTAACATGTTCTCATCGGAGCGCGCGGATAGTGCTGTACTGTCCGAGCCGCTTGGTGTACAGATCGTCGCCCAGAGTGGGATGCCTCCCAAAGGGAAGACACCTGTTTACGCGCGCGCACGTTCATCGTCGGATACGGTGGTCGCGCCTTCATACGTGCCGGGTTCCTACCCCACTTCTCCGTCCATCCGGGTGTCGGACTCGGAGGAGGACATTGAGCTGTACACCGCGTCCATTGATCAAGCGGAGGCTGCCTATCGTCGGCGTTGCGTCGGCGGCTCTTCTAAAGAGCCACTCCGTCCGAGCGTCGCGCTGGTCGACGATTCGGATGGTTCCAACAGGCGGGTCCATGTTCAGCGGCTGCCCAGCGGGGAAAATGTCGATTTTACTGACCTCACTCCTGAGGAGCTCGAGGAGATTTTCAAGTCAACTAACGAGTACATTGAGGCGTATGAGAAGCGTCGTGCTCGTTGGAGCCTCATCAAGCGCAGCGCAGCGGCCCTTGCGGCTGCTGTTGCTGTCGCTGGCACAATTTATCTCGGTATCAAGGTGGCATTCCCGGCGACGAATATTGCTGAACAAGCACAAGCTTACGCCCAGCGTAAAGCTCGCAAGCACATTCATCGTCCATCCAAGATTGTGCCGCAGATTGGCACTGACAAGAATGCCCAAGATAGCATCCTTGCCATGGGCACTCACAATCTGTATTCGATTCACATCAAGCGTTCAGACGGCCGTTACCAATTTCAGGGGACGGCCCTCGCTGTGGACCGAGGCTGTATTCTTGTGCCCTACCACTTCACAGCGGTTTGGGCCGAACTCGCGGGTCGTGCCGACGAGGAGAGCGATCTTGACATTGATCGTGACGCTCGGGTGATCTTTACCGGCTGCGCACCACGAGTCAACAAGACGACCAATCAAGAGGCTCGCGTCAGGCACGACTATTCAGTCGTTGACGCAGCCGATTTCATGGTGGTCAGTGTTACCCCCAACGAAGAGGACGATCTGGCCATGGTTGTCGTACCCGACCTCTTCGCCCGTCGGATCATCAACAAGTTCCGCCCCAAGGCAGAGATGCCAGCCAGCGGCGCATGCGCCCTCGTTGGTCTCGTGGCCAATGACAAGCTCACTATTACGCAATCGCGTTGTGGCCGTTTTGTCAAAGAGGCGAATGCGATGAAGTATTCTGAGACTGGCGAGGTTGTTGGTCACGAGGTCTTCAGCTACGATATCAAGACCAACGCTGGAGACTGCGGAAGTATTCTCACGGCTTTGGACAAGAAGCCCGGACTTATCATCGGCGTTCACGTCGCCGGTGTTAGCAAGGGATTTACGTCCAGTCGTGGTGCAGCTGTGCTCGTTGATAAGGAGCACGTTGAAGCTGCCGTTCACACCGTTCATTCGGCCCTTGGCTTCATCAAGGTGCTCGACCCACTCGAGCGCGAAGAGGTCAAGAAGGTGGTCGTTAGCCCCGAGGGTGGCATCACGCGCCAGGGCGTCAACGCCATTGCGCGTGTCAAGCCGCCCGTCCTGGCTTCCGCCACGACCATCATCCCGTCTCCCATTCATGGAATGACGGGTGTCGCGCCTCGTACAGCCCCTGCGTTGCTCCGTAAGAAGGGTGATATTGACCCCATGGATAATGCCATTTGGGGCTACGGTCTTGGTGGCACTTACATCAAGTCCAACATTTTTGAGGCTTGTGTGGGTAACTACCTCCAGATGCTCGCAACAAATTCACATGCGCCTGACCCGAGTACCCGTCGCGTCTTCTCCAACAAGGAGGCACTCGACGGGCTCGATGGGCACGAGTTTTGTGGGGCTATCCCTCGCGACACCAGCCCAGGCTATCCCTTTACTATTGCCTCAAGCAAAATCAAGAAGCTTGCTTTTGGCGGAGAGGATGAGGCTGGTCGCCGCCCCGCCAGCTACGACAATGACTGTGCCAAGCGTGTCTTTGCCGCCGCCGACGAAATCATCGAAGCCGCGAAGCGTGGAGAGGTCAGCCCTGGAATTTTCATGGACTTCCTTAAGGACGAAAGGCGCAAGCTGGATCGTGTCGCCGCGGGTAAAACCCGGCTCATTTCCGGCAGCGGTATTGACCATGTCATCGCCGTTCGTCGTTATTTCCTCCCATTCACTGAGTGGTTCATGGAGAACCGTATCGCCAACGAGTCTGGTGTAGGCGTCAATCCCTACTCCGACGATTGGGACGCGATGGCTGAACGCCTTGGCGGCGGTAGCCCCGCGTTCCGCGTCATCTGTGGCGATTTCAGTGGCTTCGACAAAACCCTGACGCCGCAGCTCATGCGAGTCATTGCTCGAGCCGCCGACATTTTCTACTGTGATTACGGCTCAGAAGCCCATCGCGTGCGCCAAGCGCTCGTTGAGGGTGTCTGCCACTCCGTTCACGTAGACGGCGGCGACCTCTACGTGTGGGCGGGCTCAAACCCTTCGGGGTGGGTCCTTACCACACCTGCCAACACTGCCGCCAATTGTGTCCTCATCCGTTGTGCACTTGTCACTGCCCTTCTCAAGAAGGGCGTTCAGTACAGTGTCGCACTCGAGACCGTTTTCAATCGCGATCTCGTCCGGACCATGGCATATGGCGACGACAATGTAATTGCACTCAAGCACCACCCCATCCTCGACCTGATCACGGGGCCCGACCTTGAGGCTGCCATGGCCGAACTCGGTTTCAAATATACCGACGCGGCTAAAACAGGTACAGCCCAGGCCCTCACTCTACACGAGGCTTCGTTTTTGAAGCGTGGCTTCAAACAGACCCACCATTACGTCCCTCGTAAGTGGATGTCGCCCCTGGATACGACCACAATTGAAGAGTCGATTCAGTGGACCCGCAAGTCAGACGACCCGTTGTACGTGCATTGGCGCGCCAACGTGGAGACAATGATGCTCGAGGCTTCCGCTCATGGGCGGGAGTACTACGAGGATTATTGCCACCGTGTCGCCCAAGCTGCGATTTCGTGTGACGAGCCCTCTGTGATCCCAGTGCTTGGGTTTAGGGCTGCGCAGAGCAAGCTATTGAGCTCAACTGCGCACTACTAGATGGTAGAGCACCGACCTGTCGAATGTCGTTAAAAGTCGAGCGTCGCAGCTAGTTTCGGTTCTAGTGGAAGCGGCGTTGGTTTGCTATTTAGCGTGTGTGTACCTCAGGCAGCCCCGAAAACACACATCTTTACCGAATCGCGCGGGAGCGTTGAGTGGCGCCCCGCGTTAAAGAATGCACTTGCTTCAAACAACACAAATGACATTTCGACCGAGTTTCCGGCTACTCAGGTTGATCTTAATGAAGAAGCCGGCAGTGCTACCCATTTGGTTTCGGACACCACCGTTGTTCGTCGGGGTTACCCCTTGACGACAGAGGCGGATGTTGCGAAGTATGCTCACCCGAATCATATAGAGTCTGTGGTCCAGTACCTGGCACGCCCCGTGCGTGTTGCCAGCGGGAACTGGGCCACAAGCGCTACTCAGGGTTCTGCTCTTTTCACGACCGACTCCATTTGGAAGAGCTTGGCTGCCAACACCATGTTCTCCGAGAAGCTTAAGGGTTTCTTTGGAGTGCGTGGCACAGTCTTGCTACGGCTTCAGCTTAACGGCACGCCTTTTCAGGCGGGTCGTGTTCGGCTGTCGTATTACCCCTGTGCTGCTTTGGCGCCCCTCAAGGTTGCCGAGCATCTCCGCCATGTGATCTCAATCTCCCAGCTACCAGGAATAGATGCTACGCCTCTAGATCATTCTGTTGGCTTGGAGATTCCATGGATGAACCCTATGCGGTTCTTGCCCATGACGAGCCAGACTGCTTCAATGCAGGCTGGCTGGGGTGGCGTGTATTTGCACGTCATCTCCCCCTTGAAAACTGGCCCTGCTAGTCCCGCGACTTGTTCGTGGACTTTATGGGCTTCAATTGAGGGTGCGGAGGTCTTTGGTCAATCCAACTTGCCCATCGTGGTGCCACAATCAGGCATCCGAGGTCGCATCAAAGCGCGTGGTAAAATGCGCATTGAGGCGGAGAATCCCGTGATCTCATCGATTCTGGATTCTGGTGCAAAGTTGGCTGGCACTCTTGAACACGTGCCAGTTTTGACCGGTTTGGCAGGCTCGGCCCGCTGGGCCCTCAATGCGGCTTCGCAAGCCGCCCTCGCTTTCGGGTTTTCCAAGCCCCAAGCAAGTGGTCTCTCTGTTACTGCAAATCGTCCAGCCCATTATATGACGAACGCGGATGGTATTGACACTAGTGTCATGCTCTCCCTGCAGTCTGACGCGAAATTGACAATTGACCCCACCCTCTATCCAAGTGGGATGGATGAAATGTCACTAGCGTTTATCAAGAAACAGTGGAGCTACCTCTACAATGTAAATTGGACCACCTCACAACTCGCTGGTGCGAGTCTGGACAGTTGGGATCTCAATCCCCTCGCGATGCGAGCAGATTCTGGTGCTTTTTCATATTGCACGCCCATTGGTTATCTCGCGCGACTGTTCCAGTACTATCGTGGTGGATTCGAAGTCATGTTCAAGTTTAACAAGACTGCGTTCCATTCCGGCACCATCGCTATTAGTTACATCCCTGGCCGTAGTGACACAAACCTCGCCCTTGACAGCTCGGCATATGCGTACCGCACTGTTATCGACATCCAAGAAGGGCAAGAGGTCTGTCTCGCTATCCCCTACATGTTCCCTATGGATTACATCCATCGCGGTTTATCGTACGGACGGCTACATGTCACAATTGTGAATCCGCTCTTGGCTCCAGAGAGCGTCTCCCCCGACATCAACATTAGTGTGTATGTTCGTGGTATGGACGACCTGGAGTTTCAAGGCTTTCAACCTGAGGCCAAGTTGGTTGTTGTCGCCCAAGGCGGCGACGTTACGGTCTCGCAGGAAGCGGTTTGCGCAGTTGTCGGTGGAGCCCCAGCTACTGGAAACGCTGGTGCGTCTTTTGCGGAAGCTTCCGCCTCAGAGATGCCTACGTCCCTTCGGCAGCTGCACAAGATCTATCAACCCCTGCGGCTCAACGCTACCCCAGCTCAAAGTCTGAAGTATTATCCGTGGTCTACTCAGCCCACGAAGTTGTCCGCTGACGGTGTTACCGTCACAAAAGGGGCGATTTTCACACCTGTGCGTGATATGCTCACTGCACCATTCGCGTTCATGCGCGGTGGTAGGCGTGTGCTGGCCACGCAGCCACCAGGTGTGTCTTGGAAGGCAATGAGCAACTTTTTCACGCCTGCGACGCAAGCATCTGTCTCTAGCGACACTCCCGCCAATTACGGTTCGCGGGTTACCCCTTTTGGGGCAACTGTTGGCTATGAGACCTGGGTGACAGCACCAGATGGCCCACTCTCCGTCACTATTCCATGGACCGCCCAATCCAGGTTCGGACCCATTGAATATACGAAGGATGTGAATGTTGATACCACTTGGCTCTGCCGCCGTGTCCTCACTTTGGCCTGTAGCGCCCCTACCACGGGCGAGATGGGCGAATTGTATGAGGCCGGTGCAGACGACTTTGAAACTTTCTACTTTGTAGGAATTCCCCGCATGTCTTCAGCGAATCTATATTGATGAATTGTATTTCTCAACCAAGAGGTTTCGCTTTAGCGTTCGCTGCGGTGTTTGTCGTCTGTTGCTTTGTTAGATCCGCCCTTGGGCGAAATCTGACTGGCAGGGAGATCGTGCAAATTGCCATTGGTAATGTTATCGGCATGACTATAGCCCTGGGGCCGTATATGTGTACGGACCAGTGACCTCCGGATGTCCCTAAAAGCCGGAATTGGCGCCGCATGTGTTGTGTGTGAGCGGTTCGCCAATTTGTTGTTTGTCTTTTCTTTGTTTTGTTTAGGTTTTCCGATTTGATATCGGTTTCCCCTGAACTTCAATTCTGTTTCCGCTGAGCCAAGAGGCTTGGTGGGGTGCTGCGGCATGCCACCCTTTCTCGTTATTAACTCAGTATTACAGGCCTGTTCAAGAAACCAG